AAATGGACGTCAATACGGTATTAATATATACGATAGCTCTGCTACTTCTAGCCTCACTACTGTAAAGCGAGCTACTAAAGTTAAGATTACAGGCAATAGCTATGACGAAAGTGATGGTACAGGTCACTGCCCCGGTATAGGTACAGAAGTTTTTGCTGTAACAGCTAAGGGTAGTTATGGATCATCCGAAAACATAACACATGTTCGAGCTGGAACTGCAAGTAATGCAACCATACTTACAGCAAACAGAGATAACTTGACATTTCGTGTTACTGCTTTAGGTCAGCAAGGTGTTAGCCCTAACTATAGTGCTGCCTCTGCTGGACCGGGTGGTGATAACTATAGATGTAGTTATAACTTAGAAGTTGTTTTACTACATGGAGGTGAAGGTTGGGAAGTTAATGATACAGTACGAGTAATTCCAGAGTCTGCTGATGAAGCAGCTAGTGTAACTACAAGTGGAAGCCCTAATGTTACTACTGGTAGTCAAGCATATATAGATATTACTGTAACAGAAATAGAAACCACACAAGTTAAAGCTACATTATCTAGCGCAGGCGACGGGCTTATACGTCCTTCACCTACACCATTTGATGCTGATACAGCAGTTACAGCTGATACTATATTAGCTGGTATAACAGCACAGTTACCAGCCGGTATAAGTGCTAAGGTTATAGGACCGGGTATATATCTATCTAGTTCTAACCCTTTTAACGTAGAAATAGCTGAAGAAGATCTTATGAGAGTCTTCCAAAAATCAGTAAATGATGTTACAGTACTACCCAATCAATGCAGACATGGGTATATAGTTAAGGTACAAAATGCTAGAATGTCTGATGAAGATGATTACTACCTTAGATTTTCTGGAGAAAATAATTTAGATGGGACAGGCTCGTGGAGTGAATGTGCAGAACCGGGTATAGCTAAAACTTTAACTAATATGCCACTGGTTATACAGCGTACAGCTACAACCACATTTACAGTTAAACAGTTTACATATCAAGATAGACGTGTAGGAGATGATAATACTAACCCTCTGCCCACATTTGTAAAAACAAGTGATGGTCTACCAAAGTCTAATAGCAATACTTTTATAGGTAGAGTAAATAAAGTACTGTTTTTCCGTAACAGATTAGCTATATTATCTGGAGAAAACGTTATACTATCTAGACCGGGTACGTTAGGAACCCCTGATTTCTTTATAGAATCAGCTCTTACTGTATCAGCTAGTGACCCTATTGATATATCTGCTGCCTCTATGTTCCCATCTGAAATATTTGATGGCATAGAAATCAATGCTGGGCTTTTAGTATTCAGTACAAACCAACAGTTTTTACTATCATCTGACGATACTGTGCTAAATCCAGATACTGCTAAACTAAGAAGTGTCTCTACATATAATTATAATAAGGATATACCTCCTATTTCTCTTGGTACTACTATAGCTTACGTAGATAATTCTGGTAAATTTAGCCGTATGAATCAGATGGCTAATACAGCAAGGGAAGGAGAACCATCTATAGTAGAAATCAGTAAATTAGTACCTACATTATTACCTAAAGATCTAGATTTACTTACTAATTCTAGAGAAAACTCTATGATATTGATAGGTAAAACAGATACTGATACAGTGTTTGGGTACAAATATTTACAAATAGGTGATAAAACACAGCAACAAGCATGGTTTAAGTGGAAACTAAACAATCCATTACTATATCATTTTATTATTAATGACGAGTATTTCTATATAGATACAGATAACTTCTTACAAAGTCTAAAACTTATACAATCTGACGAAGATCCTGTTATTAATACAGTAGATGCACTCTTTCAGATACACTTAGATAATCATACTACAATCAGTGGTGGTAGTTATAACTCCACTACAGATATAACTACGTTTAGCAATGTTAGTTGGCTTTCTAATGTAACCACACCTAATGGACAGCTAGTGGTAATTGATGAAGGTGGTATACCAGCTCCTACTGATGATCAAGGTAGATATGGTATATGTACAAAAGATCCGTCTTCCAATACCTTTACAGTCCCCGGCGATTGGTCCAATGTGACACTACGCATAGGTTACTTATATGAGTATCTGATAGAGTTTCCTAGAATTTACCCAAAGAAGCAACAGGGAGAACAATCCCGTGCTGATGTTAATTCTTCACTTATAATACATAGAATTAAATTACACTTTGGTAAGATAGGGCAGTATCAAACTACGCTTGAGCGTGTAGGAAAAACTGATTATTCAGAAACATATGATTCAACGATCATGGATTCTTACAGTGCATCAAGAGCACCCTACCTAGAAGAGTATATTAAAACTATTCCTGTCTATGAGAAAAATAGCAACGTAGGAATTAAACTTAAATCAAGTCACCCAGCTCCAGCTACCCTAAGAGCAATGGCATGGGAGGGAGACTATTCACCATTATTTTATAAACGTGCCTAATTACATACACCCAATTACACTTGAGGCTGCCACAGAGGTAGCCTCTAACCTACGCTTAGAAGACTACAGAGAGGTCTCAGAAGGCCACGGACTTGATCCGAGGGTCTTTCTACCTATGGTCGCTAAAGAAGGCTCTGCTGTGTATTTCACAGTCCCTGACGGCAAGACTGCCGGACTAGCTGGAGTAGGAGACGGTGGAGCTATCTGGATGTTATGCACTCCAGAGATTCATCGTTACCCCATCACATTTGCAAGAGAAGCCAAGCGGTATGTCGATAGCCGTAAAGAGCCGCTTTTGTGGAACATAGTAGACTGTAGAAATACAGTACATTTAAAACTATTAAAGT